TCTTGGCAAGTCTATTGTTAGCTTGGCCAACATTACTATCAAGTCGAACTTCGTAATAATCGATGTAGGTATTTTCTACTGGGTCCCATGCAGCAACGATCGTCTTACCGATTGTTACCTCACCACGAGCCGGTGCTTTAGGTGTAGCCACACTCTCAGCGGATACACTTGCTGTGATACGGACCTCAGCCTTACCGCTTTCATTCCCGGATGTATCAATAGCAGATAGCTTGAATTGGTAATTACCAGTATTAGGAATGAAGTACGAGTACGAAGTACCGCCTATATGCTTAATTAACACTACATCGTTACCGTCATATAGCGTGTACCCATGTAGGTCAGCCTCTGTATTAGGTTCCCATGATAAGTGAAGTACGCTACTATTTACTGCATCCTGCGTTACCTTAAAGCCTTTAGGTGTAGCCGGTGGTATTTCCTTACCACTCACATACACTGCACGCTCCACACCTTCATACGCAGCACCGACTTCATTGGTACATACAATCTTAACGTCGTAGTTGACGTCAGTCGCTACACTTGGAATAGTCACGCTAGTAGCACTACCATCTAATACCTTGAACTGTTGCCACTCCTTAGCAGTAACAGGTTTGTAATATACGATGATATTTTTGGCCACTTTACCCCTTGGTAGTTGCCAAGTACCGTTAATATCACAAAGTACAGTACCGTCCTTTAAGGTCTTAACGTCAGCAATTAAGACTAAGTTAATAACCTTAATCACGTCAGACTTCGTCGTGTAGTCGATGATTGGCACTGATCCATCATCACCGGCGTACAACTCAGGGTAGTATTCGATACAGGATATCTTACGTGTCATTTCAGAGTTGGACTTGCTAATGGATAATACCCTAAACGGTTTAGCTTCTTTTGTAGCTTCACCATAGGTATATAAATCATCAGTCTGAATAACTGCATTACTAGCAAGCGTTAAGGTTCTGCCAGTTACACCAGTTACGTCGTAAGACTCTAATGCATCCGTTTTAGCATTGCGTACCATGAGCCTATAAGTCTTACCTTGTTCAAAAGTAACCTCTCTATCAAGGATTACCTTATTACCTACGGCAGACTCTACACGGCCACCTTGCCCCCAGTCTGTCACATCATGCTGTAATAGGATTACATCACCGATTGTGCACGCTATGGCGTCTGTGAAAGCCTCGAAGGTACAAGTACGCACCTCGTACTTATTCGCTCTTAGGTAGTGTTTAGCGTAATTGTAGGCTTGGTCTACATCCACACATCCCATGAGTTCGACTTGCGCCGGGCTAGCAAGGGATGTAGTTACGTCATACTCTTCACTGAATACAGGAAGCACGTCACGCTCGTAGTCTTTAGCTTTATTGAGGAATGATACCTCGATAGCGTTTGCCCTTGAAGATGTAGCCTGGAACTCTTCCATAAAGGAGTCCATCTTGATATTGCCTACAGTGAATAGCTGAGTAGGTGTAGCAGCATAGTCATATATACAACTAAACCGAGTACCTAAAGGTATTACCTTGCCTCTACCTACATTCTCAGCGTATTTAAGTGCATCCCATACTTGGCTAGCATTGTCATAAATGTAGTTAAATGTAATATGCTTTTCATCGCACTTATCAGCCCACGCTTTAAATGCGTCATATACAAAGCGTTCACGAGGGGCACCTTTAACTACATACTCATCGCCAATCTTACGGCAATGGTGAAGGATATCATAACAAGCCCACGCCGGATTATTAGCCGGTTTAGACTCATACGCTCCAGTGTAGGTATTAAATACCCATACTGTTTTTCGTTCCTGTATCCAGGTTACGTTTGGATCATTACCATTTAATTGGTCAGTAGCCAATGCTTTGATACCAATAAGCACCTTGCCAGGATGAATGAAATCATCATAAACAATCTGAGTTAACTGTGACCAGTATACTTTGTTCACATGGCGGTTAGAGTTACCGTCCTTATGTGCACACCGCATACGGACTTCGTACTGTCCTGGTTCCTTTACATCGAACCGGAACACACGATAGATAGCTTTATTTGAACTATCCTTGATAACACCAGTATATTGACTATTATCGATAGACGTTCTTGAATGACTGTTCCGTTTAAACCAACGATTATCTGTCTTTTCAATCATGGCACTTTGGCCACCATTGTTACTAATCGGTAATGGTATCCACTCTGCAGAACCAACTTTACGATAACCGCCTTCAATAGTGACTGAGGTTTCACTTAGTCCGCCCTGGTCGTTTGAATAATACAAACCGTTAGGGAGTGATATAGTAACCTCTAGCGCAGTAGATAAGTTACCTTGCGTTTGATGTATAGACCAGTCGTTGGTAAGTTCATACGTTAATGGTTGGTCTGCATAGTTATCATTAAAGTTAGGGATAATCTCTTGGTCATTTGTTCCCAGTCTTACATCGAGCTGAACTTCCTTATAGTTGCCAATAGGGTTACCGTTTAATTTAACGTCCGTTATAGCGTCAATAGGGCCCTCTCCGGCGCAGTATAATAGGTTAAGATATTGTTTTTCACCGTCGCTCGTTACATGGCGAGATATAAGCATACCCGCGCTTTTGCACTTACCATAAGTAATGGCTAAAGGATGACCTTGGCCGATTACAGTCTGTGCGCCTTGCCACCCATACGTAGCGGACTGCTCTGTATTAGAGTTATCTGTCTTAGGTGTAGCTATTTTAGATATGATTGCGTTACCAATCATACCTATAGCCATTGCTGCTAACGTACGACCTAATACGCTAGTGATACCGAATATTGCACCAGAGGCGATACCGGCAGTCGCAATAGATAAACCAATAGATAACAAGATACCGAGTGCTTGCTTTTCAAGTTTAGGCAGTACCACTACATAGGCTTCGTCTATAGGTGATGCGGTATCATCTACTAACTCACCATTTATGGAATACACCCATTCGCCTGGTTCAGTGAAATATTGGTTAAGCTTCTTACCTTCAACAAAAGGCACAAGGGTCTCTTGTCTAGTGGTAAGGTCGAATGGGTTTCGAGCAATTACTAATCTAATCATTTTGAGCCTCCTTGTGCCTGTACACTCCTAATATACGTTTTCTTAATCTGTCCATTGGTACGATGCATACTCCTGCATATTCAGTAGAATGTATCATCTTACCTTCGCCTACATATACTGCGATATGATCAGCATTATTACTGTAGAGGTTCATAACAATTATGTCCCCTACTTCCGGCTCCTTGACTTCATGCCAAGGAGAGTTCATATCTGGCCAATACGTTGCGTATGGCTCAAGCTGAACACCGGCTCTCTTATACACCTCTACCACAAGCTCCCAACAAGGTAACTCTTTCCACGGAGTACCTACTAGGTTATTTAGAGTTAGACGCATATAAGCCCCCTTGTGGTATTGTTGGCTCACCGCCAAATCTAACGCTGTTATTTAACTCACGGCAGCGTTTTAGAGTTTTGTTACAGTTTTGTGCGTACCCTTTGTATCCGCACTCTACAGACTTAAATTTGAAAGGACAGTAGTCTTTCATTACTCGAACAGGTGGGAACCTACGAGAAAATGAGAAGTCTGTACCTAATGTGAACACTACCCAGTCTGCTTTAGATTGGGATGCATTGATGATAAACGTTTCTTCAAGTTCAATAATGTCCGGTAAGTTAGTATTGAATATTCGAATATTGACCTCACAATCTGTGAGGCCTTTATTCTTTTCTACTAGCCTTTGGATAGTACCGGTTACATTCGCTACAGAGAGTTTAACGTTAGGCATCTGCTTAGTGTCCTCGTTAATATCCTCTAGCTTGAATGGGAAGGCGGTGTACTTCTTACCGGCTAAGGTTAAGTCCTCTGTGTTATTCACCAGAAGGATATTGCCTTCAGGGTGGTGTAGCTCAATAGCCATTACCCATGCTCCAGTGGAGGATATCTTATTCTTTTCGATGATTGATGCAGTCGATAACGTTAACATCTAAGCCTCCTGTAATTGAATAGAACCATTCCATATACCATAATCACTAGCGGAGAAGTGGAGCTGGTCAGCAAACCTAACTCTCAGCTTCGCTCGTGTCTCCGGATGTGTCCAAAGGAACATCTCTGCAGTATTAACCTGGTCAAAGAAATTCCTTAGCTTGATATATTCCGAAGTCGGTATCTTATAATTTACTGAATATGATCGTAACGCTTTAGTAGTCTTACGATGGGTTAACATCGTCATGTTTTCTACCTGAGCCTTACGACTTACATCAGGCGTTGTTTCATCGATAGGGTATATCGGCCATCGAATATTTGGAAATTCTAACATACGCTATACTGCGGCTGCCTTAATGGCATCACGCATACCTCCTTTGTTTGTCATAAGACTAGATACTACTACATCAACTATCATTTGTTCGCCATCGAACTTAGTTTCTTGTTGTTGGCTATCTAGTTGTTGGCCAGATTGATTGATGATGTTAACCGTTACTTTACTAGCTCCTTCACCGCCAATCATCTTACGTGTTTGGCTTGCGGTATAAATACGATGTGATCCAGAGGACTGCAATAGTTCTGGCCCGTTTTCACCGACCAACATGAGCCCTGGATTCGTTACGCCACCCGAAGCAAATTTATTTCCAGTAAACGCTGAACTAAATGAACCGCCACCAGCAAAGGATGATGCCCCTTTTGCAGCACCTAGAGAACCCAAGCCATTTACAACGCCGCCAAATAGCGCTTGCAACTTAGGCATGACGTATTGTTGGAACGTTAACTGAATCATCATCTTAATAATGGCGTTCGTCATATCCTTGAATATGTCCTTAATGCCTTTACTAAATGATTTCGTCCCTGTTGCCATAGCCTCGAGATTATTCGTCCATGCTGAGTTGATAGAGCTCATCGTACTATCGAAAGTCGATTTAGCAAGGTCCGCATAATTGGTAGTCTCTTGCTTATATTGGCGTGCGGCTTCTTGTAGGCTCGTTTTCAGACTGCGACCTACAAGTTCCCATAGCTTCTGTTGAGACTCTAATAGGTTCTTTTCAATTTGCAGTCTTTGAGTAGCCGTTAACTGTGCTTCATTGACTTCACTACGTGCATAATCAATATAGGCCTTTAACTCTTCAGCAAGTAGTGCATCCGCATCACTGCGAGATAAGCGACCAAGAGTGACCATATTGGTTAAGTGGTCAACGGTTTCACTCGTTTGAGTATATGCTAACTCTCTGATTTTCTGCTCAGTATCAGAAGCCAATTTTAGGCGTTCTGCTTGAGCTTTCTTCTCAGCGAGTTCCTTATCCCCTACTGCCTTTGTGTACTCACGAACATTATCATCAATTTGAGCCTTTTGTGCTTCAGCTTCCGCTTTGAGTAATTGCAAGCGGTCGCCTGTGCGTTCAAGATCGAGTTTCTTAATATCCTCATTCATCTTGCGAACACGGATAGTTTGATTTCGCTGTGCCTCAGCTAAACGCTTTTGGTACACCTCTTCATTCTTAGCTCTAACTTGAGCAGTTAAGTTGGACTCAGCAAGCTTCTTAGCGTTCGTTGAGCTTCCAGCTGTATCTGCGGCTGCATCACCGGTATGCCCTGCTAATAAGCTAGTGTCTACATATCCTGTAATAGCACCGAAATCACCTTCAACAGATGGCTTGGCAACTACTCCAGTACTAGAGTTAGCCCCCGTATACCCTCCTGCACCATCACTAATGACGATGTGATTATCACCAAGTACAACGACACCATCGCCGGCCCTAGGCGTGTACCCGTCGCCTGCATCGTGCCATGCACCTGCGGCTCTAGCTGCATCCATGATAGATGGGACATATCGAGGTACGTCCTTACCAAATGCCTGCAATACTGAATCAGAGAACAGCTTTCCGCAATCCGTTGCCCATGTACCATCAGCACCTAACTCGTATGCCTTGCCAAGTTGTTCATTGGCTGCGTCTAGCACACTCACGGCTTCCCCTGTAACGCCTCCGCTCAATCCAGAAACAGAACGGATGATATCGCGGATGTTCTTATTGTTAGTTTCGTATTGGTTCTTAGCATTTAGCTTGTCGATTTCGTATTGACAGCCGTCAATTTGTAGGCTTTGCAAAGTAAGAGACCGATATAGTTCAGACATACGCTCCACGGCACTCGTTAACTTCTCTGCCGCTTGTTGAGTTTTCTTAGCTGCCTGCTCTTGGGCTTTAGCCGCTTTCGCTGCTTCCTCATTTGCCTTATTGATAGCTTCGGTGTTCGTTAATCCGCCATTAGCAAGGTCCTCTTTCGCTTTTGCAAGTTCTTCATCGGCTTTCTTTCTAGCCTCGTCTGCAGATTCCTTTTCTTTAAGAGCCGCATCGATTCTAGCACCTTCCTCTTTGGTAGCCATGCGGTCATTTTTAATGAATCCGAATAAAGCTGAGTCTTCTATCCAATATCGTGAATCATGCGATTCACGGAACTTATCAGACATTCCTTGTGTCGAATTCGTATTCTTGTGAATACGTTTGCCGTCAACTTCTACATTTAGATAAGAACCTGCTGTTTTAGATGCATACACTGCATCATATATGTTCTTAGCTGCGAGCCCTGCTACCATAGCCAATGTTACCCACGGACCTGCAGCAGCAATTGTAGCTAATCGCATAAATCCGAGTGCACTGGTTAGTGATCGCATAACAACAATAACTGCTCCAGCTTCAGCTCCGAATTTGACAATTCCGCCGATAGCTTCCTTTTGCTCAGTAGTCATCGACTCGAATTCTTTAGCTACATCTAACACGCCTTTTGCGTAGTCATTGAACACAGGAACTAACTCATGGCCGATAGATACTGCAAGCCTTTTCCCTGTATTTTCTAAATCCTTTAATTCCCGATTTAGCTTTGCGGATTTAGCTGCAGTCTCATCGTCGATGATAAGCCCCATTGCCTTGGCACGTTCAGCCACCTTATCCATCTGTTCAGCGGACATGTTAAGCATGGCGTGCATCTGATACCCAGTACGTCCAAAGAGTTCCATTTCGACACGAGTCTTCTCAGCTCCGTCCTTCATCCCTCTTAAGCGTTCTTGTATCATCTTGAACACTTCAACGGTATTCTTACCCTGGATATCTTCAAGCGAGTAACCTAATTTACTGAATATATCAGTGCTAAGTTTACCCTCAGCCCGTGCGACTTCCATTTTCTCTTTGGCCGATCCGACGTTTTTTGAAAACTTAGCAAATGCACCTGCGCTATCCTCCATAGCAACGCCCATATAATTAGACACAGCTAATAATTCACTGGTTTCTTTTGCCGTAGCACCAGTAATTCCCGATAGTTTCTTAACAGCTACATCCCACTGGATAGCCTCCTTGGCAAGTTTAGCGCCGATGCCTACAACACCGACACCGGCACCTATCGCCATGAGGTCATTCTTCATTTTGCCAAGAGCGGATTTGGCGCCTTCAGCACTAGCTGTAATTTTCTTGAGTCCGGCTTCCGTATTCTTATCTGTCAGCTGAACGACAATATCAATTAAATTATTGGCCATTCTTGTGCGCCACCTCCAATTCTTTGGCTTCTAATAATACGAGTAAGTCGATAAGGTGCGGTAGTGGCTCAATGCCGTAAGCCTTCGCCACTTCTAATACGGCTGGCATATCGAATCCTGCAATACCGCCTGAATGCCATCGTCGCTGCATACGACTAGCGTTGTATACTCGCATTGCTTGTCTCGTTCCATCTAATTGATGCGGGGAATTAAACTCACACTCCGAGCAGTCAAAATTCTGTTTAGTCTCACGTTGCATCTTGATACAATCAGAGCAATATTTCGGCTTATCGGAGTTGAGCCAACTCCACGCATCAATTAGTTTTTTTCGAGTTCAGCCTTTTTTTCGTGCGTAAAACGCATTGTATCAAGCGCAACTTCCATAAGATCATTGTCTGGTGCTGCGCTAATTTCATCTTCCGTCAATCCGTAGATGTGCTGCATAATCCATTGCGCAAGCTCACGAGAACGTAATAGGCGTTCTGTATCCGGTGCTTCTTCCGGAACTGGGGTATACAATGGGTCTAAACCAGATTTAATTAATTCACCACGTTCAGCGAATGTTAAGCCTCTTACTTTGATATCTTCAAATGCCATGTTGGCACCTCCTAGTATTGTTCTTGATTGTTAACTAATGTAATGATGGATGCAGAACGACCAGAATCCGCACGATAGTACGCCTTGAATGGCAATTCAATATTGACGCCGCGCGGACCATCGATGCCCGGAGATTGTCGTTCATATACAAGTTCAGGCAACTTGAATGTAAGCGACCAGTCATCTTGTTCAAGTCGCAATTCCAAGCTAGATTCTGTACCGTTAATCGCTTTATTCAAGAGGTCCTTATTTTGGAAGAACGCCTTAATCGTCCCTGAAATTGATACAATACCTGGATCGATGTATGTTCTAAAGCCTTTACCGCCGATAGCGTAAGAATCGCCATCCAAGCCAAAATCAAAATTGATATCGCAACTTAGAATATTGGCCACAGTAACGCCACCCTCTTTGATGGTTGCATTAAGATTTTGGAATGGTAAGAAATTTAGAGCCTTAGCTGCAGCATCAAATGTAGTGGTCGCTAATGTTTCCTTACAGCCCATTACATCCACAGATGCAGTTAATTCAGCATCACCGCCAAATTTAAATCCTAATTTACTAACTCGCACACCCGCGAATTGTTGGAACACGTTAACATCAGGATAGCCCTGTTCAATAGTTAACGACGGCATCGTATTACCGATTTTAAATACGTGCTCAGACTTCTTATTTGGTGCTTGGCCAGTTGTATTAGAAGTCGGTTGACCGAATGCAGCTTTTAGCCAATATCCGATGTCGATTACACCAACAGGCACGGTTAAACTACCGGACGTGTCAATGTTGCCACGGAATGGCGCTGCGGGATTACGATCGCCACGGATTACTGTGGAGTCGTTTAAATTTTGACTAGCTTTTAC